CCTTTTTTTTTCATGCCCTTTTGAACATAACCTTCCCAACAAGTACCTCTACTTGACATCTATCATGTCTCCATAATATGAAACTAGACTCTCGTTAGATACTGGTTCTCCAGCAATCTCACTTTTCATGTAAGATCCTACATAAGTACCTGTATTTGCCTTAATTGTTTCTAATGTTTGTGCTTGTTTTTTATGTAATGCAGATGCTTTATGTAAACCTTTTACAACTTTTTTAATTTTTATTTCTGCACCCTTACTAGCTTTTTTAGGTCCCCAATCTTTTCTTTTTACTCCTGAAGGATCTTTTGCTTTACCAGCACAAATTTTACTAGCGTATGCATTCGCATATGCAGACGGGTAAACTTTAAATTTTCTTTTAGCGGCCGCTTTGCCTCTAGCACATAGTTTTGTCATAGTGTTTAAGCCTTTTTCTGTTGTACAATCGTTTTGATTGTATCACTTTTGGTCTAAACAGTAAATGTCCTAGCGAGAGGATTTTTTTTATTGGATTTTTTAATTTGAAGCTTCTTTTTTTGTTTTTTTGTGTTTTTTGGGTCACCTAATTTACCATCTATTTGTTTAGATATTTGTGTTCTTCCTATTGTCATACTAAATCCTTAGCCTTTCCTATTATTGGTTTATACTTTGTTTTACCTTCAGATTTGTATGCATGCAAGAATTGTTTTCTTGGTTGGTCAGTAGTATAGCTACAATGTATCCACCCACTGTTAGGCTCATTAGGAGTATAGAACTCCAATATCAATTGATCATAGTCTAGGTTTTGATTAATCCAATCAGCTAACTCAGCATTGTCTACACCAATACATTCGAAGTCTGCCGCCTCAGCTTTTGCATGTTGACTATTAACTGAGCTGCCTATTTTTAGGCAAAGCTGCTCTGAACGAAATCCGCTAGTTACTTTTACTCTGCCGAAGTGGTCACGTACCGGCTGTAAAATATTTTCACAAAGTGCTTTTAATTTTTCTATTTGACCTGAGTTTGGATTGTTATTGATATCCAAACGGATAGCTGTATCTGATTTAATTAATTCTTGTAAACTAAAATTACGTGTCAATTCCATAATTACTCCAATATTAATTTTTTAATTGATTTTGATCCGTCTACGTTCGACTCGAGCTCCGCCATCGACTTTATACACTGGTAAACAACATTATTATTTTTATTTGATCTCATTGCAACTCGCTTTCCTTTCAAGCACATCGACATTGAGGGTTTACCTGATTCAGGATCAATTTGAATTCTGTGTTCTTTGATCTCTCCGTTGACAATCATAAGTAGGGCTACAATCAACTCCATTAATGACCTCCGTTTTGTCTTACCTTATCTTTTAATTCTTCAATATCAGCTAACGCTTTATCTAACTGTTCTCTTAAAAATTCTATATTAACTTTGTTAGTCATATTCATCTCTTGAGTCTGTTCCATTTTCTCTACAGATTTATAAAGATCCTCAATTAAAAATATTTGCTCCTGGTCCACGGGCACTTGTTCACTTTTTTTAAGCAAGTCATTTTGGAATAACTCACGTGATGTCTCTAACGATACCAACCTCGCAGTCAGCTCCGTATATGCGAACACGCCCATTGCTACGAGCACGATTAGGCTAGCTACCGTCTTCATTGGCATCTGCACACGTGCCTCTTCTCCGATGTTGAGTGGTCTATTGGACACCTGGTCCTCCGCAGAGAGCCAAGACAACTAACATTACAATCAGTAAACCTGTAAAGTAATAGTTCATCCTCTGATACTCCATAAAAACCTAAAATAAATTATTTAATAATTATTGCTGCAACTAAAACTGCAAATACAAGACATTCTATCTTGTGATCTGACCAATAATGAGCAACTTTAATTTTGATTTTATCTATCATATTTGTCTCCTTTGTTTATTCTTTTTACATTTACATCTTGGTGCAAATAATTTGTCTATCCAGGAAGACCAAGTATCTAGTGCACCAAAAAACGAATATATAAAACGATCAATCATTGTTCTAATTAAAACCCCTAGTATTAATAAAATAAATAACAGCCAAAGTATAACATAGACAATAGAGTCTAGAAATAACCAGTATGCTTTTTCTAGCACTTCCAACGTCTTCTTGCGGCACATATTCTCTTATCTGGAGTTTTACTGCAATTAACGTTATGCATCTTCATTTGTCCTGCACTTCTTGCACAGTAAGACTTTCTACGTTTAGAAGCTTTACTGCCTTTTTTGACTTTCCCTGTAACAGCTGTTTTTAATTTAGATCCAGGGTTAAGTTTTCTATAAGCCTTGACACCGGCTCTAGTCATTCCTGCACCTGATTTAGTACTACGATAGTTTTTCTTGTTACGAGCAGGCATACCACCTTTCGCAAAAGATTCTATCTCTAATCCTAAATCAGCGTAGTAATCCATTTTACGTAAATGTAATTGTTACTCCAGCAGTTCCTGCAATAGTTGCATGAACACCTTCTACAAATAAAATTCCAGAACCTGGTACGTATTCAGACAATCCTTCTGTTCCAAATAAATATGTAGCAACAACATCTCCTGTTGCTCCACCTGTTCTTAAAATAATAGAACCACTTGCATTTCCTTTTCCTTGAATAGAAGTAACTCTAGCTCTTCTAGTTGTAGGAACCATTTGTGCTGTGGCTGTAGCATGTGCTACCGACTGATCTGATGTGAAACTTCCTCCACCCATAAATCTTCTCCTTTAATTCGTGGCTCCCGAAGGAGCCACTAGTTTATTATTATAAGTCTACTGCGTCTTGAACAGAATTATTCTGCATGTATAAAACAGTAACCGTTGCTGCACCAGTTGTACCATCTCCGTTAGCACCTGTGAAATCAGCAAGAACTTGTATGTCAGTTGTACCAACATTAGTTGCTTCTGTATCTAAAGTACCGTGAGTAGTTGCTAAAGCTTTAACATTAGCTGTAGCTATAAATGCATCTGCATCTGCTACTGTTCCTACTGAAATAGTTGCTGCACCACCGTCATTGTTTACTGTAGTTACATTTAAAATTACATCAACTATTTGTGAGTTTGCTGGAACTACTGCACATACTTGATTAAGATGTGAAGCTCCAATAATATCAACTTTCACTGATTGAGCCATTATAACTTGTCCAACATTTGTTATATCTTTACCAAGTGTTGTACCTGTAGTGTTTGAAATCGTTCCCGCTTTTATTGGTCCCGAAAAAGTAGTATTTGCCATAATTTTCTCCTTTGTATAGCTTTAAACTTTGTAATCTCTATACCGTCTGACTAGCCAGTTTACAAAGTTAATTTATCTAGTGTTTTGATTATACATAAAAAAAGGGGCAGAGTAAACTCCGCCCCTTTTTAGTTAGTAAGTTTAATTACTATTAACTAGTTGGTAGATTTCCATTACCAAAGACACATCTTGGATCAGAGAATCCAAAAGAGTATCTTTCTCTAGCTTTAAATCTTACGTTTCCTGTATCGAAATCACCTTCCATAGCAGTTTTAATTGGACTTCTGATGAAGTGTTTAAAACCGTTAGGTGCATCAGTTAATAGGAAATATGAATCCGTGTCAGTTAAGAAGTTATTAACCACATAACCTTCTGGAACCATACCCATATTAGCCATTGCGTTGATATCGTTATCAGCAGTTCCGACTCTTTGAGGAGACTTCATGATTCTCTCAGCAGTAAATTGTAATTCTTTTGGAATTATCATTTTTCTACCTTGAGTCGCAATTTTTAATCCTCTTTCATCTACAAAAGATGAGATATCGATTAACGACTGCTCAAGTGAAGTTTCGTTAAGGTCGGCAGCAGTTGCTAGTACGTTTGAGAACGTACCACCTGTTGCTAACGGGTGACTTGCGTTAATTAGTGAAACGCCATCTCCACCGTTAAATCCAGATGTTTTCTGTGCATTGTTTAACACAGATGCTGCTTTAACTTGTTTAGTGTTCGACATAGATCTTGCAAGAGCTCTTGTGTATCTTGCAGCTAATCTGTCGTACAGGTTATCTTCGATCGCTTCCTCAGTGATAGAGAATGCTAAAGCGATTGTTTCGTGTGAGTATCTTGCTGTGAAAGTTTCACCTGCTTGATCAAACACTACTCCCGCACCTTCTTGTTTAACTGGTGCTGAAGCGAAACCGCTTAACATTACTTCTTCTTCAAAAGCTCTGTCAGATGTTTCAGACGGGAAAATCTCCGCATGTTGATTTTCATATCTGTTATATTCCAGGCCGAATAAAGCATTCAAACCTGGCTCTAGTTCTTTAACTAGCTGTGCTCGTGATATTGCCATAGTTATTCTCCTTTATCTATTACGCTAAGCCTGTACCACTTCTAAAGAAGTGATTGTTGATTCTAACAAGAATGTTAGCATTCGATGTACTAGTATCCGAATTATCTGGATCCTGTGATATATCGATTGCTTGTACCGCAAAAGTAGCAGTAGTGCCTGAAGCACTTACGTCTAATTGTACGCTTGATATTCCTGTTTGTGTTACACCGCCTGCAGTAGTAACAGAGTAGTTTTTAAACAGATCTGCTCTTGTAAAAGCTTCATCAGCGTCCATTAAAAATACTGCATCTGGATCATCAACAACAAAGGCAGTGATATTGCCTTCACTTGGATTGATTGAACCAGGGTAGTAATTACTGAACGTTGGCTTTTGAGTAGTTGGATCGTTATAAAACACTCCGTTAAAAACGCCCACAACAGCGTCACTAGTATTACCAGTATGTCTTTCAATATTTCCAGTTGATGTTGGAATAACCAAATCACCTTGGAAAATTGCAGTTCCATAATTAGCTTTGATAGTGTATCTGTTTTGAGCACCTACTAATGGTGTACCGTCTAGTTTTCTGTGCGGTCTTAGACCGAACTTTTCTAGTTGATTTGCCATAGTTGTTTTCTCCGTTTTATGTTTAGTTTAACTCCAAGCTAACTCCGTAGGTAATGCAAAAAAACTATTTTTTACGACTACCACCAAAGGTAACTCTTGATTGCCTATCAATATTGATTGGCATTTCAGGTCGTTGTTCCTTCATTAGATCATTGTCAACCGCATCCATTTGGTCTTGAGTAATTCTATCGAAATACTCTGCACGGCTTTTTAATGTCTCTTCAGGTATCCTTGCCAACACAAGGCCACCGATTCCAATACACCCTTGATACTGCCCCTGATTGATGATCGGGTATTTGCCTACATCAGATGAGTTTTTAATCTCTTCTGCTCTTACAAATTCCCAACCTTCTCTGAATTTTTTGGTTACATTAGCTGTATCCTCAAATCCAGCCACGCTCGTTCGTATCCAACGATGGGCAAAGCCCTGTGGAGCGGGTGGTGCGTCTAAACTCGATGGTGGAGCCCAAGCGCTAGGTTTTTTTGTTTCTTGCCTAGTCTCTGACTGGCGTGAGGTTCGTTTGATATCATTATCCATTTGCATTCTCCTTCACGTATTTTGCGTATTCCTCTAGTGGCACCCCTAGTTTTTTAGCGATAACTATTTGTGACTTGGTGAGTTTCACTGATCGGCGTCCGGTTTGATTTCTTTGTGCAGAGGCAACAGTTTGGACGGGTTTCTTTTGCTCCTGTGGTTGACTAAATTTATGAGGAAAATTATCCTTCATAACTTTATCAATTTCATTATAATACTCATCACTCTCTGCGTCAAACCCCTGCTCAACAAGGTCATTGTGAGCTTGGAATGCAGCACTTGTCATAATTTTATCGCTACCAAACCATTCATTCTTTTCAGCCCATTCTTTAGCTTTACCAGAAGGTTGTGCAACGTTTGTTTGAGGTGCTTGTTGTATTGGTTGTTCTATTTTAGCTTCAGCTTTAGCTTTTTCTTCTTTAGCTTCTTCTTCAGCTTGAGTCATCTTAACTTTTTCTGCTTCTACCGCTAAAGTAGCTATTCTAGAATTTGCTTCAGCTATTTTATCTGCATCTTGATCTGCAATAGCATCTCTTAATGCTTTTTTAGCATCTTCTTGTTCAGCAACAACTCTAGCAGAAAATTGTTCAATATAACTCTTACTAGTTTTTGAAAAACGATTTTTAGTATCATCAAGTTGGTTTTTTAAACCTTTTGCATAATCTAAAGCAGCTTTTTCTCTTCTTTCAGATTCTCTAATTTTAAAAGTTAATTTATCTATTCTTCTTTTAACTTTTTCGGAAACATCAGAAAGACTTTCTTCTTTAATTTCTTTTTTAGGTTCTTCTTTTATTGTTTCAACTTTGATACCTTCAATTCCTTCAGGCTTAGGTTCAGTGTATCCTAAGTCTACTTCTTGTTTAGGTAATTCAGGTTCTGAAGTCTCGACTTTTTGTTCTTCGACTTCAAGTGTTTGATCTTTTACTCCATCAGTATCTAATTCAACTTCTGGGTTTTTTATTTCTTCGGTGTTTTCCATTGTAGCTCCTGTTTAATTGCGTATGTGTTAGTATGCGTGCAAAATATCCTCCGGATTATTAATCTTAGCGATTATTTCGTCATCATTTAAGATACGAACTTCTCCGCCCTCTATTTTGAATCTAGATCCAGCATAACGTCCAAAAATAATCCAATCACCCTTTTTACACCAAGGGCCTTCTGGAAATTTTTGTTTGTCTTTGTAGCAAAGATCTCCCATCTTCAATACATATGCACATACGGTAGTCATCTGTATTGTTTCTTGAGTTGTGTCAGCAAGATAAAGTCCACCTTTAGTTTTTTGAGGTCCAGCGTATGGTAAAACTAAAAGTCTATAACCAGTTGGTGTTGGTAATCGTTCTAAAAGACCTTTATTATCTTCTATAGATTTAACATCTAACTTGGTATCTTTGATTTCATCTTTTGATTTGTAAGCATCTAATAATGCTTCTGTTTTCTTAGGTACTTCCTTCGAAGTCTCGAAGTTCTTTGTCATTTAGTAGCTCCTGTTTTTCTTGCAGGTCTTTAAGATCCTGAAGCAAAGACTCTAGGCCTTTGATTTGTCCTCTAATATAGTGAAGTTGTTCTAAATTGTCAACGGTATACACTAGAGTTTCTTTCAAAGAATCTATTCTTTTCTCAGCTACTCTTCTTATCAATGGATAGTCTATGATCATTAAAAACTTATATACTAATAATAAGGTTTGTAAATAGACTTGATTTTACCTTCTGCTTTTAATTTTCTTCTATCAGCTTTACTCATTTGATCTAAAACATCATCACTGTGTGTTTGTTTTTTAGGAGTAAATAATTTTTTTAACCAATTCCACATTATATTTTTTGCATCTCTGGACTAGTTGATAAAATATTTTTTTCTGCTCTAGGTCTAGCTATAGAATCTTTACTTCTTTTTCTAAGTTGAGCTACAGCAGATTCTTTCATTTGTTTTTGTTTTCTAAGTTTTTGTAAATCTCTTTCTAGGTTCATTTTTTTCCTCCCCTAAATATTTGAGTTCCCTTTATCCCATAAATACTCGCCACGACAAGAATCCAGAGATTTGTGAACCAGCTCGGGAGCTGCGAGAACATGTCGAAGAACAATTTTACCTTGTCCATCGCTGTCGGATCATCCGATACGACTGCCCACGCCAAAATCAACACGGGCGTTGAGAGAATTATCAAAACGGCCTCGTCCTTCCAGTCCGATTGACGTGCCTCTAATAATTTTCCTTGGTAAGCTTCCTCACCTCGTGCTTGTTTCTCAGCATGTAACAATTGTGCATCTGACATTGCCATTTTTGCTTTTTGTTTATTTGCGTATATCTTACTTCCAGCAGATACAGCTAATTTGATTGCTTGAAACCACATTATCTAACTCCTACAAATTTCATTCCTTTAATAGCAGCACCCATACCTCTAATACCGTCAGGTCTATGAGGACAAACCATCTCTCCGCCACTATTTAATTTTACAGGAGGAACTTGGGGGTTTGGGCCACTCAAAGGAGGTGGCCCTGATCTTTTGCCAGAAACTGTATGTTTTTTAGTCATCTTTTATTTTTTTTATATTAGCTCCAAAACCTGTAGTAGTATCTTTTCTTAAACCTTTTGGTAATTTAGATAAATCATTTTCATCTTCTTTTTTCTTTTTCTTTTTTTCAGCATGAAGACCTTTATTAGCTTTTATGACTTTTCCACCTTTATTAAAAAATCTTTTTGCCATTGCTATAGGAGATAATAATTCAAGAGGTTTAGCACCTTTGTCTTTTGCTTTTTTCATTACCTCTACACCTACTCCCATAAATGCTTTTTTAGGTTCTTCTTTCATTTTTGCAAAATCTTTTCCATCTATTTTATCAAAAGGAGGTGCTTTAGAAGCAATTACTTTTTGTTTTTCAGAAAGTGCACCTTTACTGTAATACATCATTCCACCCATTTTTAATTTTTTATACTTATCTTGTAGTCCGTGTTTTTTTCCCGACATTTTGTTTCTCCATTTTTTCTCGAGCAAGGTCTAATCTTTTATCAGATTGCTCGTCTTGTGTTTCTAATTTTAATCTATCAAAGTCTAATCTTTCATCAAACTGACCCTCTTGATTTTCTATCTTCATATTACCCTCTTCTGCCCTACGTTGTAAATCCATAGCTCTTAGATCTAATTCTCTTTGTTTCAACATAACAACAGGGTCTTGTTTTTGACTATCAAGCATAGTTTCGTTTTGTGCAAGCTCTGCAGTTATCTGTGCAACTCTTTTTGCTACCTCTGAATCAAACATTGCTCTAAATTGTTGTTGGTTTTGTTGCATCAACTCCATCATTTGTGGATCTTGTTGCATCATAGCCATAACTTCAGCAGAAGCTTTCATAGATACGTGTTGAGAGATGTGTCCTTGTAGATTTGCATACACCATTGGGTTAATTTGCACCATTCTAGTTCTCATAAACGCAGAATGCGCTGCAATGTGAGCATCATGGTCTTGTTCTGGGAAAGCTGTCATCGGTAATGACTGTAATGCCTCCATATTTTCTATTGCAGGGTCTTTTGGAAACGGTTTTGGGTCTGGTTTTAGTATTTGAGGTATTTCTTTGGTACCTAAAGCTTCATAAACACGTCTGTAAGCCTCATGTAAGTTGTGAAGTTGTGGATTTGACTGTGCAATTTGTAATTGTGTCTGTGCTAACGTCACTCTTTGCGACATTGAGAAGATATTTGGGTCTGCAACAGGTAAAATATCTACTCTGTCATCAAAATCCATCACTTTTATCATTCTTTCGGCACCATAAACTGAGTATGGATACTCAGGTGGTAGATAATCGGCAATAACTTTACCTAAAAGTTTAAATTCTTGCTTCATTGCATAGTAACAACGCTTATGAATAGCTGACATTACTCTAGAACCTCTCTCTAAAAGAGCAATTGTAGTTCCAACAGCGGCGGCTTGGTTGCCATCACCTACTTGTTGGTCAGCAATTGATGCAAATCTTCTTCCTGCATCAACACAAAAACCTAAAAGGTTAAATAAAGTTGTGCTTGGTTCTTTAAAAGGTAGTAATTGAAACTGATCTCTAATGTTTCCGCCAGGTGCATCAACATCTCTAAACTCTCCAGGCTGTATTGGTTGGTCATCATCTCTAATTCTCATACCTCTAGACTTAAATCCAGCAGGTAAATTAGATAATGTTCCTGCATCTAGTAATTGTCTTAATGCAGTAGTTGCTGTTCGTGACAGGCCACCGATCATGTGAATTAATCCAAAGCCATAAAATCCTAAACCAGGTAAGAATTTGTAATGAGAGAAGTATTCACATCTAGTAAATTTTTTATCTTCAGGTTTATAGTTTCTGTAAATAGATAAAACCTTTCTTGTAGATTCTTCTATAGTTACAATGTAAGGAATTTTAATATTGATTTTGTCTTCTTCATTCTCTGCAATGTAATCTGATAAATCTAAATCAACATGCATCTCTAAAACATTGTAGATGTAGTCATTTGTTTCAACAGGTTTGACACCTTCTAACTCATTATACTTATCTTGAATTTTATTTTCTTTCTTTTCTGGTTTCATCAACTCTACTTCTCTGTAGAATCCTGTAGCCATTTTTTTTAACAAATCATTTTCTGATTGTTTTAGTACGTGTGTAATTCTAGGAGCATCTTTTAGGTCAGTTGCAAAATAAGGGACTACTAAATCTTCTGCAGGAATGAATTTTGAAACAGCTCTTTCCATTAGAGCATCATAGTATATCTTCTTGAATGCAGAACCTGCAAGGGGTAGGTAGAATAATAATTGATCGAACTCTGGAGTATATTCTTCCATTTTTTCCATGATCTGATAGTTCATGAAATCTTTTACTCTTTGAGCTTGAGCTTCTACCGCTTCGTTTTGTAATCCAACAATTTTAGTTTTTACTGGACCATCACTTGGTAGAAGTTCTTTATAAGCTTGGGCTTGAAACTGAGTAACCGCTTCTGACAATAGAGGGTGAGTGACATTGCTAGCTCCTTTGAATGGTTGAGTAGTTGACTTGTATTTAAATCCTAAAAGATCTAAACCATTTCTATAGGTGTCTTCCCATTCTTTTCTAGATTCTTTATCACTTTGATATTCAGTAATTAAATCTGAAGCTAATTGTGATAATGCTTTGTCATCAATTGTCTCTGCAATATTTGCATAGAAGTCCTGTTCAGGTTCTTCAGTTATCTCTTCACCTTCTTCAGGTGGTAGTTGAACAACTGCTTCCTCCTCAACTTCAACTTCTTCGTTGATTGGGTTTTCAGTTTCAATAGCCATTTATTATGTAATTAATGTTTTTTTGTTTCTTCCTAATTTACATTTAGCTTTGACGTATGTACCTTTATTTGCATACATCATTCCGCCAGCTTTAGCTCCGTCCATATCTCCTAATCCAAAAACATTTCCACTTAATACTTTGTTAGCTATTGAATCAGTTTTTTTAATATTTGGACCCCGACCTAAATTAACATTTTCCGTCATAACTTTTTTAGTAGCAGCTCCTGCACTTTTAGCAAATTTACTTGTACTGTCTTTTACTTTTGCTGCAGTGTTGGATATTTTTTGCATAAGACTCATACTACCTTTTTGAGTGCCTTTGCCACCGCTCATGATAGCGTCTTTATATGGTTTTCTGTATCTTTGACTTAATGCGCTTCCTCTACCTTTGTCTACATTTACTCCAGCTCCAGCTCCTGACATGGCTTTAGTTGCTAAATAAGCAGTACCAGCAATAGCCGCCGCCTTACCTATTTTTTTTAATTTCTTTTTTAGACTCATTATTTCCTCCTATAGAATTATCTATACAGTGTAAAGCATTTTGTGAACAAAATCTATAATAGGCCTTTAAATATATTGGTCTTGTCTACAAACCCACCTTGATACATATAAGCTTTCATTGGCAACAAAAACTTCTTTAACACATCATCTGATGCTATGAATGTAGGAACCATTTCATATAGATCTGGATTCTCAGCACCTATTTCTTTAATAATATATTTAACCTTATCATCTCCAAAACTTTCTCTACCTCTTATTTTTAAAAGTTCTTCTGCTTCATCCATAGTTCTAGCAGCACCAATATGATCCTCAAATATATATTTATCCCCTATTTTTTTATTGTAATGTTTTCTTCCTAATTTAATTGAATCATCACCTTTCATTGTATATTCAGCTATTATTTTAAAAGGTTTATTGGGATTACTTTTAGGCATAGGCGACATTTCAAACTTTGCTCCATATTGGTTAGCTAATTTTTTTAAAGGAGCAACCATTGCAGCTAACTGATTTGTTTTTTTCAATCTACCTTCAGAATCTTTAATTAAGGCTTTACCATCCATTAGACCATAATTAATTTCATCTCCTATTCTTTTTCCTGCAGGCATTTTAATACCTTTGTTCATAGATGAAGGTACAATAGATAATGCATTAATATTTCTTTCTGCCATGTTTCTTAATAAATTCTTAGCAACATAATCTGGCCAAGACTTAGATAGGGGTGCTGCAGTAGTTGCTTCTAGTCGTGATCCTGCTGCTAGTTTAGCCATACCTGATTTTTCTAATTGAGCAATGTCATAATTTATTCTAGCTATCTCTTGTCTTTGTGATTTAGTTAATCCTGCTATACCTCTACCAAGTTCATCAAAAGGTTCTCTTCTTGCTAACAAATCATCTCTTTGTTTTTTTAAAATTTTAACAGCACCATCTGTATTAAAAGGATTCTTTTTTAATTTAAAATAGTCTGCTTTGTTACTTGCATCAAACTGTGCAGAGTGAATATCTGTTTGTGCTTCTGATACTCTCATATGTCTAGCGTTAGCTCCTAGTTTAGGATTAGGTAAATCATCGTATCTTATAAATCCTATTTCATTATCTATATAGTGAGGGCTTTGTGCTAGATTAGAAAATCTACCTCCTTCAACATTAGGAAGTGCTTTACCATAATAGATAACATCCTCAGTATAATTTTCTCCACCTTGAAGTGCATAACTTCTTTGTGTTTTATATGCAGGAAAATATCCTGAGTTACTTTCTTTAGATCCTCTAAATCTTAAAGGCTGAGGCAACTCTACTTTTTGTCCGTATTTATTATACTCACCAACTGTTTTATTAAATTTTTGTAATATAGTTGAAAAATCTTGTGGGTTATCCACTTCTCTTCCTAGTTTAACTAATTTATCTTGTATGTCTGTATAAGTTCCAGAACCTATAACCCTTTGTTGATCATCTAAGTCTTTAGCCAACACTCTTAAATCTCCTGAGATATCTGATACTAGTTCGTCTGATTTTAAATTTTTATTTGGAATTTTATTTGAAGCAATTCTAAGACTTGAAAGAACATCTAATACTTCTGCTTCTGGATCTCCTCTTACTCCTAACCTTAAAGTTTTTAAACTATTGATAGGAGAAGTTTTTACCATCTCTAATAAAGTATCTCTGTCGATAGGAATATTCTGATCATCCATAACTTTTAGAAAACCATCTACACCTTTACCTTGTTTATCGAATTTAATTAAATTTAATTCTTCTAATTCATCAGGTGTAACTCTACGAGAAACACCGGCTAACGGACCTGTTGAAACTTTTAAATCTGGTCTGTTTGCTTTTACTAACCAATCTGTCCATTGCTTTGCTGTACCTGTTTCAAATGGTGCTTCCATAACTCTATCAAAAGTAGAAGAGCCTACTATTGCATTACTATCTTTGTATCCTTTACCCATTGTAAAAGGAATGTTTTGTACTTCACCAATTCTTGAACGACCTACTGTTAGTTCTTTACCTGGTGTTGTAATTAACTCAGATGATTGTCCGGTGGCCGTTGGTATGTTGCCTATTTCTTCTACAGGTTTATTCGCTGTAATTGTTGTAGGTGTCTTTGGTGTTTTACCGAATGGTCTTAGAAAAGATTTGATTCCAGGTATTCTTCTTCCTAAAGCAGTTGCTCCAATTACAGTAGCACCTAATGCTGCTAACCCACCAACGGCCGAAGGCTCCGTGTCATCACTTACGATAACAGTTTTATCTTGTTTCGGTATTGGAGAGCTTCCTTGTTTTATCTGATCAATAAAGTTATCTGCAATTTTATTTGAGTCTAAAGCCATAATTAATAATATTTATAATCTCTTTCAAGTCTCATACCTTCAGGTTCATCTAGATATGTTTGAACGAAATTTCCTTGACGATATCTTAACACAGCTTGGGTCATGGAATCTACATAGTCATCGTGTTGAGCAAAAGGAAACGCTGCACATTCTTCAATAACTTCATCTGCAAAGTGAGCACCTTCTGGAAAATATACGTTTTGTGACTCAAATACAGGAGCACAAGCATTAACTCTAGAATGTTTATCTTTACCTCTAGATGGAACAAAATCCATTACAGGAATACCTGCACGCCTTAATTCTTGTATTAGAGATTGGCCAGATGCTTTAGCCTCAACGACAACGGACTCAGGTTCCCAATATTTATATGCCTCGAAAGCAACTGCTTTTAATTCTGGAAAATCCCAACGACCTTTTTCAGCATCTAATAAAATTAAACAAGTATCTCCTTCTGTAGGTTCAAATACACCCCACGTAGTAATCGCACTATAGTCAGCAGTTTCTTTTTTAGAAAATGCAGTATCATAAGATTGTATGACATGCTTTAGAGATGGAACCTCTCCTTTCCAAGGGATCCACCAATCTCTTTTAATGATTGCTCCTTCTTCGGCCACCGGGTCCTGCATGTATTGTGCGTTCCAGTTTCTTGGAGTAATAGATGCCTTAACTGCTTCTAGTTCTTCTTTGCTCCAATACTCAGGCCAAACAGGATTTCCTGATTCTAATATTGCAGGGAACTCTATAAGTTTCCATTTATCAGCTTTAGGTTCAGATTGTCCTTTTAACAACCTACCTGTCAAATCATCTTGAGCCCATCTAGTCATTACTAACAAGATGGAACCACCTGGTTGTAAACGTTGTCGGGGTCCCGAATTGTACCAGTCGTATGCTCTCTCCATAGCGGAATCCGATAAGGAATCCTGCTCGGTATGAGGATCATCTATAATAAGCAAATCAGCCCCTCGTCCTGTGATAGAACCGCCAACTCCCGCTGCAAAGTATTCACCACCATGATTGGTTTCCCACCTGCCTTTTGCTTTACTATCTTCTCTTAGTTTAACATCTCCGAAGATCTGTTTGTACTCTGGGCTATCAATTAAATTTCTTACCTTGCTACCGAATCTACCTGCAAGTTCTGCGTTGTGAGAAACCTGCATAATTTTTTTCTTAGGAAACTTCCCTATATACCAAGCTGGATACAAATAAGATGCGAATTCAGATTTAGTATGACGGGGTGGCATATTCACAATGAGCCTCCCTTTTGAGCCTCTTGCAATATTTGTTAGTTCATCAGCAATATGTTGATGATGGCCCCACTTTTCTCTTTCTTTTGCTTTTCTACAAATAAAATCTGGCCAAACCGCTTGAACAAAATATAAAAAATTGTCCTGACATAGTTTTATGTGTTCAATATATAATTTTTCTACACGATCTCTTAATTGATCAGTGGTTAGTGTATCGAGATTCATAAGTATTTTATAGTTTATACATGTATGAAATCGATTGTAAAGCGCCAGCGTCAGGTACCATAAACAAGCAAAAAGGGGGGTCGGGGTCGGGCTGTGGTGATGCTGTAATTTTGGTGGATTGGTACCTCTATTGAGGTCGTAAGGTGGGTTGCGTGGCGATCTAGTCGCCACGCAATCGGAATTGATTAGCTATTATTTGGTGGTTGATTACCCATTAACATATTAACTACATCTGACATTTTATTGACAACTCTATTTCTAAAGTCATCAGCTAAAGGATTGCCATTGTTGATTAAGATAAATTCCTCAACTGCACTTTCCAATAACTTATAAAGTATTTGGTAGTTTAAAGATTTACCATTGTCGTTTTCATTTAAGAGTGATTGAACTCTCACATTATCAACGCCTTTGTTTTGCAAAGTTGTTTCAATCATTTGAGATAAAACACTCATTGATGGTAAATTACTATTGTCATTATTAGGCATTATTTATTTCTCCTTTTTTTAGTTTTTGTTTTTGTAATTTATCATCAAAGGGTTTCAATTCAACAACTTTGATTTGTTTATAAAAGCCATTTATTAGAACTTGTAATTCTTTAAATGTGATTTTTTCATCAGTTGTTGATTTGGTTGTCACATAATCAATAAAAGATTTACTATCAAATCTTCTACTCGTTCTCTCAATCTTTTGAATATATCTAGTATTAGATAAAATGATTATGTTTTGTTTTAACTTTAAAAAATATTCAGCTACTAATTCTTTAGTATCAGCTTTTAAAGTTTGGTACTTACTAAACAAGTATGCTTGATCTATGTATGAATTGCACACTTGCTTTTCGTTCTTTTCTAAAAGAACTTTTTTAGCTTTTTGTGTCGTCATTATTTGTCCTTTGTTAGTTGTTAATCTATAAAATATAGATTTGTATTTAATCTAATTTAAAAATTAAAAAATTGCAAATCTTTATTTTTAACTAATTTAAGAAAAAAATTTCTTTCATAGATCAACGCACATTAAGATTTCAAACCTTTTGCGACCTATACCTCACATGAAAATTTTAAAAATTTTGGGAAGTAAAAACTGGTGCTGGGATCTGGTGCTGGGACTGGCGCCCAGCTGCTATTGGTCTATAACGAGAAACGAGATCGCAACGAGGACTATAACGAGGACTAACATTAATACCTCTTTTTTAGTCGTTTAATCTCTGAATGTATTTCCTGCAAATGAAAAGTTGAACAGTCTTTAATAAAGTCTGCACACTCCTTTCGCATTTCTTTTTGTTCTTCAAAAGCTTTAGCTTTATTTTTACTTTGAACTTCTTGAATTGTTTCGTCTTGTCTTACCATTGGTTTCTCTCCTTGTTGCGTAATAGTTAATATTAGAATTACTAACACGAGTAAGTAAAGTCTTCAACTTAATTTTACACGTTCTTCCATTTTTATTTTTAAACCAAATCCATTGGTCAGCTTTATCCGTCATATCCACCTGTCCTTCAGGAACTGGTCTGGGACGCCAGTCCTGTAGTTAATTAAAAAAAGTTTGCCGATCAAACGGCAAACGAGAACGAGGTCTAAACAGGAGCTACTCTGACAAAAGACCTCGCTCGTAGTGTGAGTATCTACCAACTACAATGATAGATAGCCACTTTCTTTTCTGCAATCATGTCACGACACCACTGCAAAAACTCTAAATCCATTTCTTTATTTTCTTTAACGCTCTCCTCTTGGAATTGCTGACCCCAAAAGAAACCATCGGCTACAAAGAAATCACTATACCCATTCTTAATGGCTTCGGCTAAATCCTTCACGAGTTCCTCTGTAATAAATACAGGTTCATCGCCACCATTAAAACCGAGATGACCGAGATCTCCTTTATGCTCTACATGTTTGTTTTGTTTAGCGTGTTGAACTGCCATGAACTTTTGAAGTCTTGCGTGTTTTCTCCAAACAAAACCATCTTCTCTAGGCTCATGTTCATCGGAATAAATTTTATCCCAATCAGGCTTTTGATCTCGCAAATGTGCAAATTGATCTAGTCCCATTTTTTTCTCCTTTGTTTTAGTTAAGTCTATAGTCCTATCATAGATGGGATAGAAGTCAAACTTAATTTTTTCCACAGGTAATACAGCTTCGTACCCTGATCCAGCAGGAACTGGTACTGGCTGCTGTGCCTGGCCAGCTCCCTGGAAGGCCATTACTACCAACGAGACCACGATCCAGAACGAGAACGAGGTGAGCTCAGGCCAAAGAAACAACGCAAATATTAGGAGAACTATGAGGAACACGCTGCTTCACCAGCTGGTGCCTGGCGCTCTTCATCTAGGTCCTGCGCTACCGACTCAACGGCGAGCCATACGAGGGTGCATCTTAGTTGGTCCAGTGAACCGGCATCCTTCGCAACAATTGCTAAGTACTGCATGATGGTCTGACCGCTGTCTTCAGCAAAACGTTGTACAATATCCCAAATTTCTTTTTCATGTTCGTCATGGAATGCGGTGGTTTCCCAATAGTATATCAATCCACCCACGCCTCCTTCGCAGCCGTGCTCTGCTATATCTTTAATTAAGAATCGTTCTTCTTTCTCACCGAGAACGAGCCACTGTTTGATGTCTACCGTCCCCATGTAATACCACCTTTGTCAGTCTTAAATCGCACATGGTCACCGAGCTTCAAGTGTTCGAGGAGGGTTGGCATGTTATCCAGACGACCTTGACCTTTCTTCCTATCTCCCGATGTAATCCTAACCCACATCTTTTCATCATGTCCCTCTTGTTTAAACCATACGTATACATACTCACGCATCTTTCTGTGCTTCTCTAGCTTTTTAATATTAAAATATGTTTCTACTCCGTGTTCCTTGCACGAGTAAACTATGTTACCTTTTTCTGACATCTGTCCTCCTAAAAGTTAAACGATATAATACCTGTGCCGAATAACAGCACAAGGTAAATCGTTGTTGTATATAAAATCCACATGCGTGTATAGATAAGACCTCATGGGATGAATGTCAAGAACTATTTTCAAATTAATTTTCGTAGCAGCAGGTGAGCTGCATCACAGCTGGTGGATCCCAGTGCCCAGCTCTTTAATCAGGTAAGCAAAGTGTACATTTCCCAACGAGAAACGAGGATCCATCACAGGTTCCACGCCAGTCTGCTGCTGGCGACACCAGCTGGGAGGGATGGCCAGGGACGGTGAACGAGAAACGAGGAACGAGAACGAGGAACGAGGAGTGGCAAACGAGGATCGGTGAAGGCCACGGGCCAGCAAGGACTAGCCCGTGGTGACAGATGATAAATAAGGAAAACCGAGGTTTCGCCACGCTGCACTCTCTCCATGGACGGAGGCCAGAGCTTTACTCTTGAGTAATCCTTACAGACTTTTCAGGTATATCAAACGAGGTTTCGCTGTCAAGAACTATTTCTCACCAGCTGCATCCTGAGCTGGCGCCAGGCCAGGGACGGTACAGGGTCCGGTGAGGTATAAACGAGAACGAGGGAACGAGAAAACGAGGATGGGGACGAGGGATCCACCTCACCGGCCACTCTGTAAAGTTTTAAGGCCCTCTGCGAGAGGGTCTGATGCAGCACAAACACTGCACCACCATGTCTTTGATACTCATAACACCAAGCCATTTGAAACTTGGACAGTATCGGAAACTTGTCCTCAGTAGACTTCAATTCTATCCAAAAAGACTTACTATCTATGCACCCATGTACGTCTGGAATTCCTTGTATGGTTGAGCTTTCTATCCTTGTAAAATGCGCCTTTTTTATATGTTTACGCATTCGTTGAAACAACAATGATTCACGTTTTTTTAAAGCCATTTGATGTAAGACAAGTTAGCTGCACATACAGCCATAAAAGAAAGCACCACCCTCTTTCATAACATGTCTATTAGCTTCTTCAAGATAGGTAGTAAACTTATCTCTAAGTATATCGCACAAGCTAAAACAATCTACTATTTCTGGTTTGATAGCACCTTCAAGCATATCTTTTGTTACAGTAATTAGTTCGTAAACACCATCCTGATAAATAATCATATCCATTAGCCTAATACCTTAATTGATTGTATGACTGATGTTGGAATGATAGTTGTGTTACCAATATTTTCAAAAGTGTCCGACTCTTTTGCTTTAATGTAATCTGTAAATATTCTAGTGACTCCATTCTTCTGTGATACCAGATAACCTTTAGAAACACAAATAGGTAATTTGCTTTTTAATAAATGTTTTGTGTCAGACCAGCCCGCATCACCTTCGATGTCAGCCCAATTTATTTCCACAAAAGGATAGTCTGCTATGTTTTTACCGAGCTTTCTAGTATTCAAAGGAATAGTTTTTTTATATGTCTTACCTATTTTATATTTTTTCATTTGTTTACCTTAAATTCATTTTCATATGTCATGTCAGTACCGTGATCTTTCTTTTTTTCATATGTTCTTGTATTACTAGTTTTAACACTAACTTCTCCTACGTTCATTGACAAATGAGAATTATGTATTTCATTAAATACAATCATCCAATCACCTGTTTTAACTATCCTCTGTTGGCGTAACGTTAATGATGTTCTTACCTTCCCCGATTTTA